TATATTTGCATTAAAACAATCATTAAAAAAGAAAAATTTAGGAGATTATGACTGATAGTACAAAAGTTATGAGCAATCGAGAAAAATTTTCTGAAAGGATGAAAAATAAATATCCTGAACGAGAATTTGACGATGATGAGGCTTTGTTCGGACAAATCAATGAGGATTATGACAATTACGACAAAGATGCGGAAGGGTATCAGGAAAGAGAAAAGGCGTTTTCAGATCTATTCGCAAGTGACCCACGTAGTGCATCCTTTCTTACTAATTGGCGTAATGGCGGTAATCCTGCAATTGAGTTAGTGCGTATGTTTGGTGATGACTTCATTGAAGAACTTAAAGACCCAGAGAAGCAAGAAGAGCTTGCACAGGCTAGTAAAGAATATGCAGAGCGAGTAGCCAAAGAGAAAGATTTTGAGGAGCAGTACCAAAAAAATATCTCTGAGACACACAATACTATTGCAGCTATTCAAGAAGAAAAGGGATGGAGCGATGAGCAAGTAGATGAAGTTATGGAGTTCCTTGTAAACATTATGAAAGATGGTATTCTTGGTAAGTTTACACGTGAGAGTATTGATATGGCTTTCAAAGCTATTAACCACGATGCAAACGTGGAAGATGCAGCTCACGAAGGAGAAGTAAGAGGTAGAAACGCCAAGATAGAAGAAAAGCTAAAGAAGGCTTCACACGGTGATGGCACAGCTAATCTTAATGGAAAGAATAGTGGAGGTAAGCCAAATAACCTTCCTGATCTTGGTGCAATTTCTAGATATGATGGAAACCAAAGTATATGGGAGCGTGGAGGCGAAAAACGTACCTCGTATAAATAAAGGATAATTATCACTCATTATTATAAATAAATCAAAACAAAAAGAAGAATGAAAAATTTAAAAAGAAGTTCAGGTTTTCTCTATCGCATTATGCTAACAATGTTAGTTCTTGTGATGGGTGCTTCGCAAGGAGTGTTGATGGCTGACGCCACAGCACTTCCTGACGCAGGCAAAACAAATGCAGGTGCTGCTGGTACTAAAGGTGGCGCAGACGGTATTGCAACTGAAACACAAGGACGCACTGATGGTGCTGACAATTTCTACATGAGCGATATCGATCAACGTATCGTTAAGATTCGTCCGATGGCAACACCATTAGACCAGATTAGTCGCTATGCAAAGTCAAGTTCTTGTGATTCATTTGAGGTTAAGTACTACTCTGTAGGAACACGAGAAATCTTGTGTACAACTGTAAATAAAGTAGAAGCTATGACAAGTGGTGCAAGCACATCACTTCCTGTAAGCGATGCTAACATGTTTACACTTGATGACACTATTCGTGTACTTGGCGTGAAGGGTGTTACTGATCCAAGCACAGGTAAGGCTTATACTGGTAGTAACGTTCCAGACTTGGTATTGTGCGTATGTGGTAAAGATCCTGCTAAAAATATCCCTACTGTTTACGCTGTAAATGGTATAATGGACAACACTTCTAAGCAACCAATCTTTGTTCCTGCTATTCCAAGTGGTACTAAACTTGTGAGAATGGGTAAGGCGTGTGGTGAATTAGATGTACAAACAGGACGCTTCAATAACATTCCAACAGCAGAGACACAATATTGCCAAAACTTTATGATTCAAGTAGAGCAGTCTACATTTGATAAGATTGCAGCAAAAGAAGTAAATTGGAATTTCTCTGACCTAGAAGAAGATGGTATCTTCGATATGCGCTTAGCAATGGAGAACACTTATTTATTTGGTGTTAAGAACGTTATTAAGCACATTTCTAAAGAGAATATGAACACATGGTTCACTGGTGGTATCTGGTGGATGGCAGGTAAAGACATCGAAGTTGGAGTATGGGACGCTTCTAAGGGTTGTGCCGTTATCTCTGATGATAGTCTTGTAGACATCACAAAAGACTTGTTTGTTGGAACAGGTATTGGCAACAAACGAAAGATTCTCTTCTGTGGTTCTGACATGCTTACTGCTTTCTCTAAGATCAAGAGTGACAAGTTCCGCTTAAAAGATACTGTTGAGGTATGGAACTTGAAATTCAAATCTTGGGACACAGACTTTGGAGAAGTTTTAACAGTACATCACGAGTTATTTGATAAGAACGGAATGAGCGATTGTGGTTTTGCACTTGATCCAGAGTACCTATCTAAGAAAACACACGTGTCTTGGGCACGCAATATTCTTGACCTTAAAGCAGCAGGCATCCGCAATACAGATGCAGTTGTTATTCAAGAAGTGAGCTGCTTATACTTGCGCTATGCTAAGGCTCATGCACGTATGAAACTTGCACACGCTGCTTAATAATTAAAACAGATAATAACACAGAAGGGGTGGGATAATTTAAAAGCATCCCGCCCCATTTTTATTTATATAGGTATGAAGAAATATTATAGTTCAGATTCACATATAGCCATCAATGTTCTACTTGAGAATGGAAATAGTATGCACATTGCATTTACGCCAATTTCAAATGGTGGTAGCACCTACAATACAGAAGAAGAAGTTATTCAGAATGCTCTTGAGAATCATTATCGTTACAACGATTTGTTTGTGCTAGATCGTGAAGAAGATACTAATGCACCAATAGAAGAGCCTACACAGAATACAGAAGAAGATCCTAATCAAGAAGAGGAAAGTAATATTCGCAAGGTTAAAGTTAACGATCTAGGCGAAGCAAAGGATTATCTTGCAGAAACATTTGGTGTAAGTCGTACTTCTTTAAGAGGTCAAAAGGCTATTCTTGAAGCAGCAAAGGCAAACAACATTGAGTTTGAGGGGCTATAAAAAATAAAATCTCAGTACAATGAAAGTATATCTTCTTGACGAAATAGCAAAAGATGTCCGCATTGCCATTGACCAAAACATGCAAAGTGAAACGTTAGTGGACTTTGGCGATGTGGATACTCTTTCTTTAAATGACATTATCAAGTCAAAGATTGTTGATGCAGTAAAACGCATACATAGTACTGCTCCATCTTATCTTCTCGATGGTGGACATAACTTTGGTGACGCTATCTATTGGAAAGAGCTTGAAAGTGGTTGGTGCTTACTTCCTGAAGATTTTATGCGCCTTGTTGTTTTCCAGATGGATGATTGGGAAAGACCAGTATATCATGCTATTAGTGAAGACGATGAGGAGTATCAAAAGCAAAGTAGTCGTTTTAAGGGAGTAAGGGGCACGCCACAAAAACCAGTTTGCGCAATTGCTATACGTCCTGAAGGAAGAGTGCTTGAGTTCTATTCGTGCAAGAACACAGATGCTATGGTTAGTAGAGCTGTCTACCTTCCATATCCTAAGATTGATGAAGACAATGGAATAGAGATATGTGAGCGTTGCTATCAAGCAGTTGTCTATACCATAGCATCATTAGTATTAATAACATACGGCAGTGCGGAGCAGAGCAAAGCATTGTTAGAATTAGCTAAATCTACATTAATATGAGTTCAATAAAAACAACACAGATAGATGGTGATGTGTCCATTGGACGCAATGTGGCTATTGGCGGTGGTACAATCATTCAAGGAGACGCTCATATAAAAGGAGGAGTGAAAGTAGATGGTTGGCTTGAAGCTAAAAATATAAAAGCTACAAACAAAGGTCTATTTACAACCGTAGAAAAATTACGTGAAGCCTATCCGTTGCCACATGAAGGCTGGTGGGCAAGCGTCGGAAACACTCTTCCTGGTTCAGTTTACGTTGTAGACGGAGGGAAGTGGACTCCTACAGGAGAAATGGGTGGAAGCCCTACAATAGAAAGTGAGCGATATGCAAGTAGCATTGCAGAGCTAGAAGCAAGTATGACAACTGCAAAAGCAGATATTAGTGGGCATACTGAAAAAATCAAAACTATTGAAAAACAAAGTTCAGAGCAAGGGGTTACTATTAATCAGACCAATGAAACAGCAGTACAAGCAAAAGAACTTGTAAGTACATTGGAAGAAAGATTAACAGCACTTATTGGTAACAATGCAACAACTGCAATAGATAATTTTAATGAGATTATAAAATTTCTTGCAGGAGTAAAAGATAATGATACCTTAACCGCCTTACTTGCGAAATTAAATGAGCGTTTGACTGCGTTAGAGCACGACAATAATTCAGCAGAAGCAATTCAAAGCGTTAAGCAACTTGTTGAACGTTTACAAGAACAATTAAATTCAGTTGTTGGAAAAAATGCAACAACTGCAATAGAGAATTTCAACGAGATAAAGAATTTTCTTGCAGGTCTTAAAGATAGCGACACTTTAACAGCGTTGCTTGCAAAAGTGAACGAACGCTTAACGACTTTAGAGCGTGCGAAGCCTTCAACAGATGTTCTTGAAGTTCTCGAATTTGACGGCTTTACAACTGGTGCAGTGACACCACAAATGGAAAGCGCAACAGGTGATTTTAAAGTTTTATTTGACGCTACAAATAAACGCTTTGTTGCAAAAATCAATGGTCAAAACAACTATTCAGCAGGTTGGCTTTTTGAAGGCGAAGCAACATCTTCTGATAGTGACTATCAAACGAGAGGAAGCAACCCACGACCATTTGCAAAGAAAATCTATGTAAATAGAGAAAATAACATTTTGTATCGTTGGAATGGCGAAGAACTCATTCAAGTTGGTGCAAATAATAACCCTGTAAGTAATAGCACAAGTACAGCAAATGTTCTTGCAGTTGAAAACAAAGTGCTACAATTTAGCTCTAACTATTGGAAAGGCGCAGCAACATATACATTTGACGGCAATGCAAATAACGCTTATGGCTTTGATTTGTCAACTAATTTAAAAGCAGGCGAAAAATATCGTTTGAAATTTGCTTTCACGAGCAGCGGAAATTCAACCGATGTCGTTCAATTGATTTTAAAAAATTACGTTCGAAATCCTTTCAGAGAACAAGATATTATTAAAACTTTCAACGTTGGTGAAGCGGTTGAATTTGATGAGATTTTGACTTTCAAAGGCGGTAATTCTTGGCTTTCATTCCAAATGAAAGAAACAGAAAGCACGCTTACAATTAAGCGTTTTTCTATTTCAAGAGTGCAAAGCCTTGAACGTTATTCAGACGTTACAAACGAGCATTTGAACACGCTTGACGAGCAAGTTAAAAACGTCGATGCGAAATACTCTAAAGAAGTAATAAATTGGCGTACAAGATTATTTACAACAGAAGTTACAGAAGGTAAAACTACTCTTTGGCGCAACGATGAATTTATTAATAAAAATAACCTTTTTGAATTAAATAACAACGGGCGTTCGATTGCAATTGACGTGGAAGATACAAAGGCTTTTAAAATTAAAAACCTTTCGGAAACTGAAACTATTTCTTTCCACTTGCTTAAAAGCTATAACGGAGCTGTGACAGGAGCAAGACCCGACTTTTTTACAACTGAAAAGTACGAGCTAAAACCTCTCGAAGAAAGAGAGTTTGAAAGACCTTCAGAAGTAGAATATGTCTATGTACGCTATCGAAATAGTTATTCAGGTGTTATTGCTAATTTCGATTTTTCGTGGCGTGATAAAAAAGCAACCACTTTAGCAAATGAAGCGATAGAAAAACGTAAGGTTAAAAAGATAACTAATCTTACTAATTTGGTTGTGAATGGCGGTGCAGAAGCAGGAAAAGAAGTCAATAGCACAAGGTGGGTAGGCACACAAGATTTTTTAAGTCGTGATGACTTCGACGCTTTTGATTACAATATGATAGCGCAAAGTAATTGCGGTATTAACTTTTACGATAAGAACAAGAAGTTTTGCGCATTTCATCAAATTAGCAAAGGCAATGGCGAATTAAAGCACGTTATCGTTGAATTTCCACTTGGTGCAAGATACGCAAAAGTAACAGCAAAAGGTAGAGTTCAAGGCGACTATTTGTATGGAATAAAAT